TGCGCCCTTTGCCATCTCGGCCTGGGCCTTGCCTTGCTGCTCTTGCACTTTAGCTTGCAGTTCAGCGGCCATAAGGTCTTGCTGCTGTTGGGCCATTTTGGCGTTTTGCTCGTCCTGAGCCTGTTTTTCTTTCGGGTCTTTCAGGAGGCGGTCTTTATCCAGCGTCAACAATTCGGCAGACATTTCCAGCAGATTATGCCCATCCAGCTCTGCCGCCAGTTCAGGTACTTGGTAAGCCTGGGCTGCAAGTTGCTGGATGCCTTGTAGCTGCTCCTGCTTCCGGACTTGGTTTTGATAACCCACAACTTTAATATCCAATTCAGGCAAAGGTAGGAACTGAGGCAATGCCGCTACCATCTCCTCAATGGGACGTTCCCGCTCTTCCATGATTGGCTGGCCGCTATCATCCTGCCCAACCGGCACCATTTTAGTCCTGGGCTGGGTAACTCTGGCAATGTCCTCTTTCACCCTCGTGTCATACTGCATGCGCTGGTAAATCAGCAAATAGGCCATTTCCAGCAGTTTTTTCAGTAAATAGTTGATTCTGGTGGCGTAGACATGCAGCTTACCGGATGCATTACTAGTGGCTGTATTGATTTCAGTGGCGGTGGTGTCTTTTTGCTCGACCATCCCCTTGATAGCCTTGGGAACGGTCACATTCTCATGCTCGATCTTGATCTCCGCCACTTCCTCATAAGCGATCTGCAAATGCTGTAAGTGCGGGTTTGTGGGCGTCAACTGCGCCGCACAGGCTTCAGCGTCCTTAACCTCAACCAGTCCAGCGGGCATGTTCGTGAATGAATAAGGGTTAAACGTGCCATCCTCATAATATTTATAAGAAGGATAAAGTTTGACGCGCAATTCATTTATGCGCATGTTGAAGATGTCATTGCCAGCCTTTTGCAGGTCCAGGCCGGGGGACAGCAAGCCATCGCCATACAAACACCTTCCGTCTGGGTTCATAGCGCGGAACACAAAAGGAGAGCGGCCCATCTCGTAAGGATTAGGCTGGAAGCGGATGAGGATCTTGTCATCCACCACAGTCGCAACATAGTTATAATAGACTGTGCCGCCAATCTTGATGCGATGGATCCAGGCTTCTTTGATGTTCAAGCCATCCGGTTTGCGTGGCTCATCCTTCTTGGGGCTGCTTTCAGTGACCGACTGAGGCGCAGTCTCGTCGCTGTCCTCAAGCTTGTCTATATTAAAATAAGGCGCATTGCCGGACTCAGCGATGGTTTTTAGCTCGTCCAGATACCGATAGGTTTCATGGATTCTAGTTGTTTTTTCAATGTCGCCATTAACCGGGTAGAAAACAAAGTCTTTCAGGTCAATCACATCAAACCAGGGATTATTGTATGTGGTGATTTCCTTGGGTGTTTTAACCTTCTTAACTTCGCCGGTTACAGGGTCTTGCTGCTCTGCCCACTCATAGGATTGGCGCTTTTCCTCACGCCAGTAGACTTTCATGCAAGGGTGATTGAAGATGCATGCCTGTTTGATAACGTCTGCAAATTGCTCTGCTAGGTCGTTTTCATCAAAGACATGCTCCATATATTTCTGCATGACTTCCACGCCTGGATGGTCCTCCTGGGTGCGGCCAGACAAAGAGAAAATCTGATCCCCTTTAGGTAATAGGCTCTGATTAAGATAAGCGGTGGCAGAGTCCACAGCATCACGGGACCAGGGCAAGAATAGGTTTGATTGCCACTTGAGCGACTTATCAAGCTCCGGCGGCGTCATGTCATAGGCTTTTTTGCACTCTTCCCAGCCTTTTTCATAGGTGGCGCGTTCAGACTTACCGAGCGAGTGACACTCAAGCACAAACTTGACCACACTGTTCTGCTCGTCTTCTGTAAGCTCAACAGGTTTGACCTGCTCTATGGAGGTTATTGTTTCCAAGCTATTCTCCGAAACTGGTTTTGTGCACGATCATGCCTGGGCGTTTTTCTTTCACCGTCCGGCGGATCGGAGTGTAATATTCCACCTGATATTCAGCAGCCTCCCTGATGTGGTTTCTAAACTTCAGGGTGCGATCCTGCTTGATCTCTCTGGTATTTGGCACTTGTACATCGCTGCTGCCCTCGACCCATTGGTCATTTTCCAGGGCAAATATAAGATGCTTGCAGCGCGGGTTGATAAAGTAATTCACTTCCCCATTGGCGTTCATAATTTTGGCGGCAAATGCGTCTATGCGATCATGAATGGGTGGGTTTTGCTCATGGACTGCGGTTTTAACGTCTTTATAGCCCAACTCATGGAGACGATTCCGCAGAATCACATAACTGGTGTCATTCTTACGCAGCGTGTTGACGTTCCGGTTGTTACCGCTAGCATCGCCATTCAGCGTTATGCCGTTATTCACCATCTCTGGCGGATATCGTCTTGCAAACTCGTCCACCATTTCATTTACAGTGGTGTTTTCCTTAACTATCTCGTCAAAGGCGTGATATTTAGGCAGAAACATTTGCGTCAAGACCCACATGCAAGGATCTACGTTGAAGTCACAGGTTATATGAAGCCTGTATCCTGGGTCATACTCAACATTCTTGAGGTTCTCAGAGCTAAAGTTTTTCACGACAAGGCCCTGTAAGAAGCTAAAGGCAGCTCCATATTCCCGCTCATACGCATCAGGGCTTAACTCCCTCTTTGCCTTCTCGATCTCTTCCGGTGAGATAATGCCGGCCTCAGCGCTGGAGACATTCCAGCCAATCCAGTCCGGGTATTCTGGCTTATTCAGGCACCGGCTGTAATATTCGTGTGATATTCCTTTGACTGGAGGCGGCGTACCAATGATCAGCGTCTTACCTTCAGTGTCAGAGACGGCAGGGCGATAGACTTCCATCAAAAAGTAACGAGGAATATCCTTGATTTCATCAATGACCCCTCGCCAAACACCCCAACCGCGCATCCTGTCTGGATTTCTATCGCAACCAATCAGGTATATACTGCAACCTGTTGGCTTATGGAATATTCTTAGCTCTGATTCTTTAAAGTCTGCCTCATCAGGGCTAATATGCTGCTTGAACCTATTCCAAGCGATATCCTTAGCCTGTGAGCGGTATGGGGCGATGTAAACCAGCGGCCATTCTTTTGGCTTGGGATTGTCCCAAAGCCCATCGTAAAGAAATTCAATCGCTGTTGTTGTCTTCCCGCTCCTCCGCCCCAGAATCCCCACCATCCAACGATAATCCGGGGACTGGCTTGCTAGCATAATTTCGTATTGAAGTGGTGTTAGCGAAACTTCTCTTATACTGGGTGCGGTGTAAATTACTGGGGTCTGGTGTTTCAGGTCGCTCATCTTCCGCCTTCATCACAGCCATCAGCACCTTGACCGAATTATTCATTGCGGTCTGAAAAAGGCTGTTTGTTCTTTCCCCATCAAAAAGATATGGATTCTGAATGGTTTTAATCTGGCCTTTGAGGTTCTGCATAAACTCAAGGTGAACATCTATAGTCACCTCTTTAAGTTGCTCGAGTTTGCTAAAGCTCGCGGCAGTCTCCGAGGCTCTGGAATCGGTTAAAATCTTGTCTGTTTTTTGTGCCGTTTCTGTGCCATTCTTGTGCCGCCGCTCAACCCATTTCTCTTTTGCTGAGCGTTTTCTGAGGTTGTCAAAAGAGCAACCTTTTTGGCCCTTGTATAATTTCGCGAGCTCCTCCAATGACACATCGGAATGAGCAAAATAATCCCCCGGATCTGCCGGGAGTTTTGGCTTCGTCATAAGTCACCTTAACCACGGCTTCAGTTTCATTACCGCTTTGGGGTGTAAATCAATCTTTCGCCCATCAGGACATCATCAATAGCCTGCTCTGTGCGTTCAGCATCGGCCCAAGCTTTGATGCCTTCCAGTAATCTGGCAGGAGTCTTACTGTAATAATCTGGAAAGACAAGCCCTATGGTATCAGTGGGAGGCTCCAGTTGCAGGGCTTTCGTGTAGCAGCGTCCGGCAAGCTCTTTATCACCCAAGAGTTCGTTTGCTTGTCCCAATAACGTCCAACACTCTGCGCGGAGGGGTTCAACCGCAACACCGAGTTGGGCAAAGGCTCTAGCCTGAAATCCGTGTTTGGCGTCAAATCGGGCGAGGTCAAGGTTAAGGCGTGCAAGATTAAAAAGGCAAACATATTTCGTTGCTTCATTGGTTTTGTCCCATGAATATGCTTGGTAATAATTTGCATCCGCAAGTTCAAGGCACTCCCTAACGCTGGTATTTTCGTCTGGATGGCAGGCCAGAAACTTATAGCTTTCCGCGATGCCTAGCCAGTTGTCCGGGTCTTTCTGCAAGAGAATATCCAGATATTGCCGCGCCGCCTTGGGGCATCTATCAGCGGGTTTGCGATGCAGTACTTTGAGGTCAGATAAAATTGTGTCTTCAGTAATCCCTGGCTTGGGCTGGGGGGACTCGTGGACAATGCCTTTCCAGCGGTATTGCTTGGTTTTAAAAAGCTGCAAACGGCGCTGGAAGCAAGAATCATCCTGTTTGTAGATTGACCAAACGCCGGTAGCTCTGTCTTTGTGTGCGGCTTGGGCTAGACCTGGTAGAATCTCGGGATTAAGAACGATATCATCAGCGTCAAGAGTTAATGTCCAAGGGGTATGGACAAAAGATAAAGCGTAATTGCGAGCGGCGCTGAAATCGTCGCACCAAGCAAAACTTTCCACACGAATGGGGCGATTACTTCTGTTAAAATCATCCAACAGAGCCAGAGTGCCATCAGTGGAACCAGTGTCAACGATGATAATTTCATCCACGAAATCCCTTATTGATTTGAGGCAGTTGGCAAGGGTGGCTTCTTCGTTTTTGACAATCATGGAGAGGGTAATCAATTTAACACCTCCCGCTCCCATTGTTTTGCAATTTCTAGCCAGTTTTTGGGTTGATCTCCGGCATAAACACGCCCAGGGTAGTCGCTGTCTCCAACGCGCCAAACAGGCATAACTAGGGGTCGTTCCAATCTTTCATGTAGCGCGCCGACATTAGGGGTATCAACCACACACCCATGTGCAATGGCCTCATCAAGTGCCAAACAATAAGTCTCTGGCCAGATGCAGGGGTAAAAGAAGATTGAT